CAGGTTCATCTTCAGCTTGTGGCGCAGGTTCGCCGCGCTGAAATTCTTCCGCTTCGTGTCCAGCCGGTGCTGGTCGAGGCTCCGAAGCGCAATGCTGGTGCCGTCATAGGCGGGCGTGGTGACAATCGACACGTCGTGCAGCGATGCCTTGCGGATCGTGCGCACCGGGATATCGCCGCTTTCGTCCCATTCCTGCACCTCGGGCCAGAAGGCGAAGCTCATCTTGTCGAGATCCCCGCGCTTCATCTTCGGCACGATCGACTGAACGTCGGGGTCCGTCGCGTCGAGGACGGTCTCCATCCGCAGGCCCTTGCTGTCCTGCGTCAGCTTCAGGGTGCCCGACCGGGTGCGGGCCAGCGGCAAGCCGTCGTGGTTGATCAGGAACACCACGTCGTCGCGGCCGATCGCTTCGTCGAAGGCACCAGGCGCGATGACTTCGCGGAAGTATCCGCCGATGTCGGTTTCCTGGTTGAACACGGCGGCATAGCCCGCGACCCGGATTTCGTCACCCTCGGCCCGAATTTCGGCGGCGATGCCACCGCGAATCTCACGTTCCATCGCTGTCCCCTTGTCCTGCGCCATCGGCGCCCTGGTCGGCATCGTCGGCCGGCGGCGGTTGCACGGGCTTCGTCGCCTGTCCTGCCTGTGCGATCGGCACCATTGCGCCCTGCACCAGCAGCTTGTCGCCGTCCGGATCGTCAGGCCGGTTCTCCATCTGCCGGGCTTCGTTCGGCTTCAGGACTCCGCTTTGCACGCCCGTGGCATAGCCCTCCATGCGGGTCTTGAAGTCACCGCGCAGCAGGCCGTCCATGTTCATCTCGACGAAGTAGCGCTTGTTCTGCCGCCCGAAGAGCTTCAGGTTCAGCTCCTGCTCGAAGGCCTCGACCCAGCGCTTCAGCGTGTGCTTGACGAAGTGCAGATCCTGCTGCTCGGTATTCGAGAACGTGCCGTGCGTCAGGTCCTGCAGGAACACCGGCGGCAGCGAGTAGATGCGCGCGAATTCCTCGACCATGAACCGCTTCAGCTCCAGCAGCTGAGTCTTCTCCGCGTCTGCGCCGATCGCCTTGATCTCAAGACCCGACGGCAGCACCAGCGCCTGGCGGCGTTCCTTGGCAGCCTTCCTGACGGCCGCCTGCAGGTCATCGGCCGCGACACCCATCGACTTGCCGGATTGGAAGTTGCCCGTCACCGCAAAGGGCGGGACGCCGCCGTTCAGGAAGTACTTCGACGCATAGTCGTTGGCGGCGATCGCCAGCCCGACGACGCCCTTGTTCGTCATGATCGGCCCGCGATGCCCCAGGCCATCGGCCTTCAGCATGAACGGGATATCGATGATCTCTTCGGCCTTGTAGGTGACCGACTTTCGGCCTTGGCCCGCGGCGTAGTCGTAAAGCTTGCGCCCGTTCTCCCGGCGGATCGTCACCTTCGATGGTTCCAGCGGCCAGATGTTCATGACCTCGCGCGCCGCATTGCGCTCGATGAAGGCGATCCCCCGTCCCCCGGTCAGCACCTGTTCGAAGAGCCACTTGCGAAACTCGAAGGATGACTGCTCATCGTTCGGCGCATCGTGCAGAATCCGCGCGAGCGTGGTGTCCGTCACCTTGGTGCGGCTGCCATCCGACTTGCGCTTGTACATATGCATCGGCAGCCCGGCGATGGTGCCCGCGATGAAGTTGACCGAGGTCCAGCACGCGGGAACGCCAAGCGCAGTCTCGATCGTCACCGGCACGGCGTCGGCCTGGTCCATCCAGGTGATGCCGAGGGCCTGGTAGAACTCCGCCGGCGAAGCGCTTTGCGGGACGCTGTTGCGCGCCTCGGCCTTGGACCCGCCGAACTGGATGCCGAGGATCTTCATCACACGGCCAACCTGAAATCAGGGTCGAGGTCCCATGGCGTGACGCCGCCACCGGCCGCCACCGGATTCCGGCTCATCAGCGCGAAGGCGTTGAACATGGCAATAAGGGGGTCGATCTTCGCCTTGCCTGCCGTCTCTTTCGTGATCAACACGGCGTTCCCCTTTTGCTCAGCCTTCGCGTTGCCGATGCACCAGGCCATCAGGCGCTGGCCCCCGTGCACGAAGGTTCCATCCATCAGTTTCCGTTCAAGGCCCCAGATCGCCGAGGAAAGCCGGTAGCCCTGCGCCACCGCCACCATCTGCTCTTGATGGACACCCGAACCCACCAGGGCGTCGACCAGGGCCGAAACGCCGGCGGCATCGAGGCCGACTGCCTCAGTCTCGGGCAGCAGACCCGCGTCCATCAGCACGCCGACGATGTCGCACATCTCTTCATGGTCTTGCGTCGGCCGATCGCAGAAGGTCAGATCCCCGTCATTGGCGAAGTCCTGCAGCGCCGGGATGATCTCCTTGCGCCGCTGCAGCACCGTCGGATGCGCCCAGGCGTGCGCCCAGCCGATCAGCCGCCTGGTCTCTTTCTCGCGTCCGATGACACCCAGCCCGCCCAGGTCGTCAGCCCCGCCGCCGTCGATCCCGACCGTCGCCACCTCGCAGCGATCGATCAGGCGCTGCAGCCCGATCAGCCCGCCGCCCTGCACCTCGATCCGCACGGCCGCCGGCCAGAAGTCAGCCCCGACCCACGTCCAGTCGCCCTGCGCTTGCCCGATCTCGACGTTGAAGTGCTGCGAGGCCAGCAGGTTCAGCGCCTCTGGCCCCTTCGCCTCGGCCGCGATCAGCTCCTCGCGCAGAAAGTCTTCACTTACCGATCGGCCAAGGTTCGGGTTTACCAGCCCCCAGACCGCCGGGTTCTTCCAGCCGCCGTCCTTCGCCATCGCCACTGGCAACTCGTACAGGATCGGCAACAGCGGCAGGACAAGCTTGCCGTCGCGCACTGCCCGCGCCTTCACCACCTCGGCCGCGAATACGCCCTGCGGTGGCTTCTTCGACTGCGTCGTAATCTGCAGCATGAACCCGGTGTTATCCGGGTGTGAGATGCCGCCCCTCAGCTCGACGAACACGTCGCTGGCCGAAGGCTTCGTCGCGAAGACGTGTGTCTCGTCGATCAACACACAGCTGGCCTTCGACCCGGTGACGACATCGGTGTCGGCGGCCTTCACCGCCATCTCCGAAGGACAGTCTGGGCTCAGGTGCCGGATCTTCTTGTCGCTCGTGTGGATCGAGAAGAGGTCGATCAGCGCCACGCCTGACTTCATCACAGTCAGCTTGATGATGCCCGAAGCCTGCTTGAACGACCGCTGCGCCACCTGGATTGTCGGTGCGATCAGCAGCAGCTCCGCATCCGGTCTTTCGTTCAGGATCTGCGCCGTCACCATGATCGCCGCGGCGAGGCTGGTCTTTCCGTTCTTCTTCGGGATCATCAGGAAGTATTCCCTGATCATCCGCGCCTGCGTCTCGGCATCGAACGCGCCGAAGATCGCCCGCACCAGGTCGAAGACCCAAGGCTCGCAAACTTCGCCGTGTGTCGGCCGCCCCTTGATGTCTGGCACCCGCAGCTGCTTGAATATCCGCAGCGCCTTCTCGGCGCGCGCCAGGTCAAGCGGCAGGTCGGGGATCAGCGTCCGCCGGTTGCGGATTCGATCTTCCCAGTCCGGCAGCGCAGTCGACCAGGACTGCGTGGCCGTCGGCTGGTCCAGCATCAGTGCGCCTTGCTGCCCCGGCCCGGCTGCAGGTCAGGGTCGATCGCCAGCGCGGCCTGCGCGGCATCGGCAGCGACGGTGCTTTTCTTGACGTAGGCGGCCGGGCGCGCAGCTGGTGGCACGGGCCGGACTTCATCTTCGTCGTCATCGTCGTCGCGCGCCCTGGCGGTGCGGGCCATGCGGTCGTTGACTTCGAGCAGACGGTCGAAGGCCTTCATGGCGCCGACATTGCCCTTCTCGACCTGAGCCCAAAGCAGCTCGGCCCGCCGGGCGTCGAGGGCGTCGCGCGCCAGGCCGCGCAACTTCAGAACTGAAAGATAATGCCGGCGCAGGGTAGGCTGTGTGATGTTCAGCGCGTTGGCGATCCGCTCGTTGGACCAGCCAAAAGCCAGTAACATCTTGACGCGATTGACATTTTCCGGCGATGGCAGATGAGGGGGCCGACCGCGCCGCCCTTTCCAGGGCATCAC